CCCGCCGCACTTCGAGCGCAACGGCGCAACCGGATGGGTGGGCCTGAAGTACGGAACGCTGAAAGGCGACTGGCGCACGGAACTGCGGAAAGGGTTTGCCGAATGCTTCCGCGTGCTGCGGCCCGACGGTGTTTTGATTTTCAAGTGGTGCGAGGACGAGATTCCAGTTTCGCAGATTCTGGCGCTGACGACGGAGCGCCCGTTGTTCGGGCACCGAAGCGGCAAGCAGCAGAAGACGCACTGGGTAACGTTCATGAAGACCCCTAACGTAAAAGCTCAGGCGACTGGCGCGGCTGTTTGCGCTAGGTCGCCTGCAGCGACGGGTTGTGCGTCTGACGAACCTACGGAGTGCTGACAATGGATGCCTGCTACTGCGACTACGATCCGGCCGAGTTCTACCACCAAGAGACTCGGAAGGCCAAGAAGGAGCACCGCTGCTCCGAATGCGCCCGAGCGATTGAGCCGGGCGACACATACGAGCATGTGCGCGGCAAGTGGGGTGGCGACGTGGATACGTTCAAGACGTGCCCACGCTGCTTGGCGCTCAAGGAGTGGGTCAAGGCGCATGTTCCGTGCTTCTGTTGGGCGCACGGCAACATCATCGAGGACGCGATTGAGACGGCGCGCGGTTACGCCCACGAGGCGCCCGGCCTGCTGTTCGGCGCCTACCGGCGACAGGTGGCGATCAGGCGGCAGAGAAAGACGCACAACTAGAAGTGGACGGCAATGCCGCCGTATAACCTGTCCACGCCCAGAAAACACGGCGCAACCACCCCAGCCCCGCCCCGCGCGGGGCTTTTTGTTGCCCGCGCCGAACCCCGTCCCCCTGACCGCCCATTGCGCGCGCGCGTAGCCTTGACGCATGGCCTGCTCCGACTGTCTCCACTTCATTCCCTCGGTAAAAGCCAACGCGCCGCGCCCCGGTCTGGTCGGCTATGGCTACTGCGCGGCGGCGCCGTCGGCGGTGCTGCGGGCGCGCTTTTTCCGCGATTCACAGCCGGTATGCTGGGTGCAGCCGCCGGCCTTCAAGGAGATTCGCCGATGAGCAACAATCTTTCCGTGTGCGGCATGTTCTGGCTGGTGTACCTGGCCGCCATCGTCGTCTCCGTGCTGGCGTGGCTGCAATGGGGCTGACCTTTGACCAGGCCTTCGCGCGGCTGATCGACGCCGAGGGCGGCTACGTCTGCGACCCGCGCGACCCCGGCGGCGAGACGAAGTTCGGCATCTGCAAGCGTTCGTACCCGGCGCTCGACATCAAGAAGCTCGACATCGGCACTGCCAAGGCAATCTACTTCAAGGATTTCTGGCAGCCGCTCGGCGCCGAGTGCCACCCGGCGATTCGTTACCAGGCGTTCGATTTCGCCGTCAACTCGGGGATTTCGACCGCGCTGCGCAAGCTGCAGCAGGCAATCCACGTCGCCGACGACGGGCATTTCGGGCCGGTCAGCCGGGCCGCGCTGGCGGCGCTGGCGCCGTCCGACGTGCTTTTCCTCTATCTGGCCGTCCGGCTGGATTTTCTCGCGTCGCTCTCGACCTGGCCGGATTTCGGCCGCGGATGGGCGCGCCGCATCGCCCAGAACGCGCGCTATTGCGCCATCGACAACGAGGTATGACATGACCCGCTCCCGCACGAGTTCCCTGATCGACCTGGCCTGCATCGTCATCGGCGCAGCATTCGCGCTGTTGATGCTCTCCGCCTGCCAGACCACCGCCGGCAACAAGATGACCCCGACGGAGATCACCGGCCGGATCTGTCCTCCGCTCGAGGCGACCATCGCCGTGCTGCAATACTCGCCGGCGGTGACCGACGGGGCGAAGGAAGAGATCACCCGCGGCGCCCCGCTGGTCAAGTCGCTCTGCGCGCCCAACGCTGTCGCCGACGTCAATGGCCTCGCCGACCTCGCGGACCGCACGCTGCCGATGCTGCCGATGCTCATGGCCGCCGTCGCCGAATCGACGATGGACGCCAAGGACAAGAACAACCTGCTGCTGTCGCTGGCGCTGGTCCAGATCGCGGTCAATACGGTCAAGGCGCCATGATCGTCGACCTCTTCCGCGCGTTGCAGGCGGGCAAGGAGCTGGCGAATGCCGAGACCTGGAAAAAGGCCCAACTCTGGACCGCCAACCTTACCATCCTGCTCGGCGCCGCCGTCTCGATCGCCGCCTCCCTCGGCTACCCGATCCCCCTCACGGGCGACCAGATCACTACCCTGGTGTCTGCTGTGGCTGTGCTTGTCGGCGTGTTCAACTCCTACGTCACTGTCGCATCGACCCCCCGGCTGGGCGTGCAGCCCGGCGCTGGCCCTGACGACCCCGGAACTCCTGACCGAGGCGGACACGCAGAGATACCGCGAGGACCTGAGCAATGGCTACGCGAGCTGGACGACCGTGCTGCGCGTGAATTGCCCGGTCTAGAAAGGTTCCGGCTGTCGTGAGCGAGGTCCCTGACGCACAGTTGCGGGTGATCAAGCAGGCGGCCGCAGCCGCCTGTGACGACGTGCGCTGGGCGGTCGGGGACAGCCGCGAACTGGCGACAGTGCTGATGCGCCTCGGGCTGGAAATCTGGCGCTCCGGCTACGAAACCGGGCTGCGTCACGGGCGGGATGAATGACCGACGTCTTCGACCGCGCGACCGAGATCGAGGAGGCGCAGCGCGAGGATGCGCTGGCGGCGCAGGCGCGGCGCGCCGGGCTGGCCGGCAAGACGATCTCCGACAGCGCCGTCGACTGCGACCTCTGCGACGAGCCGCTGCCAGAGATGCGGCGCCAGACCATCCCCGGCGTCCGCCTGTGCGTCGAATGCCAGGAAAACATCGAGAAACATGGGTTTTTCATCAGGTGGAACAACGGAAAATGATCGTCTCCTTAGAGCTCTGGCAGCTCATCACGCTGCTTTTGGCTTTTCTCGGCTGTGTCGCCGGCTTCGGAAAGGCCCTCCTCGACCAGTTCGAGCGCCGCCAGGCCGAGCGCTTCGAGGCGCATGACCTCGCCCGCGCCGAGGGCCAGAAGGCGATGCGCGACCTGTTCGAGCAGCACCTGACCGAGGAGCGGCGCAACGCCGACGCGGTGCAGGATCTCGAGCGCGACTTCCTGCGCTGGCAGGCCGACCTGCCACTCAACTATGTTCGGCGCGAGGACTACGTGCGCGGCCAGGTGATCATCGAGGCCAAGCTCGACGCCGTTTACAACAAGATCGAAGTGGTACAACTGAAAGGGGCGCTCAATGCCTGACATGGAACGCATCCGCCGCGAGGGCATGCGCTGGAACATCCTCAACACGCTCAACAAGGCGCGGCCCTACACCACCAGCGAGGCCTTCGTCCTGTCGGTGATGCGCTCGCTCTACCCCGACGCGACACCAATGGAGATCCGGCGGGAGCTGGACTACCTCGCCGACCGCGAGCTGGTCGAACTCAACAAAACCCCGCATGGCGCCTGGTTCGCCGACATCACCCGCTGCGGGGTCGATGTCGCCGAATATACCGTCGAGGTTTCCGCCGGCATCGACCGCCCCCTCAAGCTCTGGGACAACTGATGGGACGCGCCTCGAGCATCACCGCGCTGCCGGAAGAGGTTCGCCGCTGGCTTGAGCGGGCGCTGACCGAGCGCGGCTTTTCCGGGTACGAGGAACTGGAGGCGCTGCTGCGCGACAAGGGCTACACCGTCGGCAAGAGCAGCATCCACCGTTACGGCCAGAAGATCGAGCGGCGCATGGCGGCGATCAAGGCCAGCACGGACGCGGCGAAATTGATCACCGAAGCCGCCGGAGACGACCAGGACGCGCGCAGCGAAGCGGTCATCGCCCTGGTGCAGACCGAGATGTTCGAGTCGATCATCGCCATCCAGGAGGCCGGCGACGGTGAGCTGAGTGCCGAAGACCGCCTCGGCCTGATGAGCAAAGCAGCGAAGAACATCGCGACGCTGACCCGGGCGTCGATCGTGCAGAAGCAATATAAGGCAGCGGTGCAAGCCAAGGCGACCGAGGTTGCCGACAAGGCGGAGCGGCTCGCGAGCAAGGGCGGGTTGTCCGATGGCGCCGCGGCGGAGATTCGCAAGATGATCCTCGGGATTGCCGCGTGAGTGTTAAAAACCCGCTCCTCGACGGCGTTCAGCCGGGCACCGGTAACGCGCCGCCGGCCGCGCTGCTGCCCTACCAGCAACGCTGGATCGGCGACGACGCGCAACTCAAGATCGCCGAGAAGTCGCGGCGGATCGGCCTGACCTGGGCGGAGGCAGCAGACGACGTGCTGATCGCCTCGCGCGCCGACGGCAGCAACGTGTTCTACATCTCCGCCACGCAGGACATGGCGATCGAGTTCATTGAAGGCTGCGCCCTGTGGGCCAGGGCTTTCGACCTCGCCGCCGGGCAGGTCGAGGAGGGCATCTTCCACGACGACGGCGACAAGCAGATCAAGACCTACAAGATCGACTTCCCGAAGTCCGGCAAGCGCATCGTCGCGCTGTCTTCCCGCCCGGCCAACCTGCGCGGCAAGCAGGGGCAAGCAGGGCGTCATCGTCATCGATGAGGCGGCCTTCGCTCCCGACCTCGCCGGCCTGATCAAGGCGGCGATGGCAATGCTGATGTGGGGCGACAAGGTACGCATCATCAGCACCCACGACGGCGACGACAACCCGTTCAACGAGCTGATCAACGAAGTCCGGTCCGGCAAACGCGGCGGAACGGTGCATCGCGTCACCTTTGCCGACGCCGTTGCCGACGGTCTGTTCCGCCGCGTCTGCCTGCGCAAGGGCGTGGAATGGACGCGCGCGGCCGAGGATACCTGGGTTGCCGGCGTGCGCAAGTTCTACGGCGACGACGCCGCTGAAGAACTTGACGTGATTCCCGCGCAGGGCGGCGGCGCCTTTCTGCCGCTGGCGCTGATCGAGCAGCGCATGGCGCCTGACGTGCCGCTGGTGCGCATGAAATGGAAGCCGGAATTCAGCCTGCAACCGGAGCCGGTGCGCGCCCGCGAGGTCGCCGAAGTGTGCCGCGAGCACCTCGATCCCATCCTCAATGCGCTGGACAAACTGCGCCCGCACGGTTTCGGCTTCGACTTCGCCCGGGTCGGCGACCTTTCGGTTCTGACCGCGCTCGCCGAGGGTGGCGATACCGTCAAGCGGGTGGCCGCGGTCATCGAGCTGGCCGGCTGTCCGTACAAACAGCAGGAGCAGATCCTCGACTATGTGGTCGACCGCCTGCCGCGCTTCCGCTTCGGGGCGCTCGACGCCAACGGCAACGGCGGCCAGCTCGCCGAGCATGCGGCGGACCGCTACGGGAACGACCGAATCGAGCAGGTCCATCTCTCTGAAAAGTTCTACATGGAGAAGATGCCGGCCTTCAAGGCGCACCTGGAGGACGCGACGCTCGACGGGCTTCCGCAGGACAGCCAGTGCCGCGACGACCTGCGGGCGATCAAGAAAATCAACGGAATACCGAAGATCCCGAAGGCCAAGACCCAGGGAGGAGACGGCCAGAAGCTGCAGCGCCA